GCAGTTTAGCCCCCTGTCGAGCCTATCCGTTGCGCGATCCGTCCAACGTATGAGCCGGTATTGACGGCTGCAGCCAACGCGCCAGCGGCTGCGACGGCGTTGTTCAACAACGGCCCGTAGGCTGAGATCGTAACGTCCGCGTTGAACGGCGATGCGACGATTTCGGATTGCTGAGTGATTTGGCTGCTGATGGCCACTTGGCACGAAGCCAGCGCGGCGAGCGCCTGTGATTGGGCGACCGTTCCCGGCGTCAGCGCGTTGTCGGTGAACAACGCGGTCTGAAGAGATGCCAACTGGATTGAGCTCCCGCTGGCCGCCGCCACGGCGTTTGTAAGATCGGCTGTCACCAGAATGCCCAAAGCCGCGCTCAGCGTGCTGGTGGCGCCGGGTTGAGAGGCAACCAGGCAGCTGACCTTGTAGGGGATCCACCAGGGGCTGTGGTAATCGGCCAGGAAGGTTTTGACGATTACCTGGTATCTGAATGACTCCCAGGTCAACCAGACGATCTCGCCGCTCAAGCGCAGGCTGTCGATGGCGCGGGCTCTTGCCGCTGCTTGCGGACCGGAAAAAGTCCCTTCGAATTGGATGTCGCCATCATCCGGTCCAATCGGTTCGAGCACCCGGGCGCCACCGGCGAGCGTGTGGACAACCACTCTGTATCGGCCGCCGAAGCGCAGCTTCTGCGGAACCTCGAAACCGTGGAGGCTGATCGCGCCAATCTGAATCGGAGATCCCTGCACGTGTTAGTCCACTTCCAAGATGGGCCAGATTTTGCTGATTTTGGTTAGAAAGGTGACACGCGGCTGCGCGGGATCGTGGCCCGTGGGTCAACGCCGGTCATTCCTTTCGCAGGTTTCGCCAATACACGGCCAAGGTGATCAACCGCCCATCGTCCCAACGCGGCACCGTCAAGATGCAACGTAGCGCCCGATGGGGCGCCGGATCGAGCCTGGTATTCCGCTGCCTGATTGCCGGTTCTCGTGACCGAGGACTCGTAATTCGCGACGAGCCTATCTTCGTGCCGGCCCGGGGCTTCATTAGGGCCGGCCCGCAGATCATGCCAGGTGTCGCTAACCCGGTTCGCCAAGTTTGGTGGGCGCCAGGGTCCGGACGCCGCGATATTGCCATGGTCGGGCGAGTTTGACCGCGGATTGCTGGCAAGCGCCATTCTGAGTCCGGGCCGATCGAAGTCATTCCGGCAAATAGTCGCAACTACCCGTTGCGGATACGTTTGTTCCAAGAATAATGGAATCCGCGGAGAGTTGGGAAACTGCGCCCCGCTGGTTTTCGAGAATTTATAATTATAGGTCGGTATTTGCAGGACCGAAGCGGTTGCCGTAAGCCACTGAACTTGCGGCGGCGGAGCCAGGTGCGATGCCGGCAGCATTGCCTCAACGAGGCCCGAATACGAACGCTGCATGGCCTGCAAAACCCAAGGTTGGGATACCGGGGCCAAGGAGGAGTGAATCGACACCGCCCGTATTTGGGGGGCCTTGCCGCTCGCGGCGAGAGGGATGTTACGTCCCATGAGTTGCCGCCGCGCCAGGCGCACCACGAGCGGTGCCGCCGGATAGGCGGGAAACTGCAGGACATGCCCCAACTTCAAGATCCGCGCCGATCGCGTGCCGTAGGCCGAGGTCGGGCGATGGAAATGCCAGCCGAGACCCAGGAGTTTATGTGGCTGCAGCACGATCATAGCCGGACCAATCAGCTCTGAACGACCCATCCAAAGGATTGCCAGTCAAAGCTGTGCCCATCCAATGTGCCAACGGCGATAACCCACGCGGTCCTTTCGGCAGGCGAAAGCGCAAAAGCGACGTCAAACGGCACCCCGTTCCGAACGAGATAAAGGCAGTCGATCAAGACTGGGTGCCGAGCGAGTTTCCCACCTGGGCCTTTGCGTCAGGAGTGCTCGTGTCATCCTTGAGCACGTCGGCGATGGCTGCAAGTCCGCCGTCGCCGAGGCGATCGATCAAACTCTCGATCTGAGCCTCTGTCGCAGGGGCCGGCACAGGAACGCCCTCGATCTCCACTACGGAGAACGCCAAGCCCGCTAAAGACAGCCATGGTCCGTTTTGTGCCAGATTCGGGCCGGCCGCCTTGAATAGCCTGAGCGTGTCCAATGCTGTCATGCGCCGTAACAAAAGCCGTCGCCCCATCCGGTCGATCGCCGGAATGGTCTGCGACGCCTCACGGAGGACGGTATTCGACGGGGTCATCAGATGCGCTTCTTTCTGGTTGCAAAAAATTCAAGCTTCTGCTTGACGCTGGCATCACCCTTCCAGACGCCCGCACTGGCGAGCTTGAAGACGACGCCGTCAAATTGATAGGTCGACACCGATCCGTCTGTCTCGGTAACATACTGATAGATCGTGCCGGTCTGGGAGCCGGATCCGTTATAGAAGCCTTGTTCGACTGAGTAGATAAAGTCGTCGAGAGCCGACGTCCCCCGCTCAACCTCAAAGCTGCCCTCCCAGCCTTTCGGCAATTCGGCGCCAAGTTGGCTGCCGTCGAGGCGGCTGACACGTATCGGTGCAGTCAATTGCCGGCTCTCGAAGCCTGTTACGTGACTGATATCGACGCGTCCACCAGGTCCCATGACGACCAGTTGGGTATCGCGGCCAATCGAGAAGGTTGTCAGACCCACTGCATGAGCTCCTAGTTAACCTGACCCGTAGGCAAAGTCTGACGGGCGACCTGAACGGTCTGGCCTCCTTCAACATTCACAATGAAGCGCTCATTGATTGCCTGATACTGGATCTGGGCGTCTGATTGGACGTAACCGAGGCTGGTCCGAGACGATGGATTGTTTGAGGTGTCGCAGATAACACTGAACGGAACTGACCCGTCCGTGCTTCCCAGTAAGCCCTGCGAAAGCATATTGTTCAGAAACGACAACTGCGTTGATCTGATCTGAGTGAACAAATTGCCGTTTACGACCTGACCGACATACTGACCCATACCCGCGGCCAGCGTCTCGGCGATATAGTTTGTCAAGCGGGTATAGTTATCTCCGTCGGTGGCAGGATTTGATGACGTATTGATCCCGCCCCGCACTCCCCAGTAGGATCCGCCCGGCTGAGGATTGCAAATAAGGTCAATCCCGGCAGCCAGAAGGGCGCTCAAATCGGCAGAGGAATAAGCCGAATTTTGGCCGGACCCGGGCGTGCCGGTTTGCTGGCTGCCGATGATGCCGTAGATTTGCTTGTTGAGGCTCGACTGCTCGGGCGAGAGGTTCGCCAGACGCCCGGCCGCAAACCCCTGCGGCGAAACCAGGCGGATAACCGAATTGACCTGGTCCGACCACCACAGCCAATCGCCAAACATCAGTTTGGCCGAATAACTGTCGAGTCCTGCCTCCCCGATGGTCGTAACCGCATTTGTTATGGTGTCACCCGCGGGCGTGGTGAGGATCATGTAAATCCCCTCCTGCAGCCCGAATCCAGCCTGAGTGCTCCAGGTGGTCGCGTCGTCACAGTCTGCCAGCAGGGCAAGACCGCAGCCTTGTCCACGCAGCGCGTACATTCCGGAACGCGTGGACGTGTCGGCACCGATAAGATGGCCGCTGCCAACCTGTGTTGCGCCATCCGAGCCAGCGCTGGTGGAACCGAGCGCGAGCGAAAATGCAGCAGGCGACGCGGTGGTTCCACCGGCACTGGCGATGACCAACTGGGATGGTCCCCGCTGCGGCCCCTGGCCCGTGTTCACTGCCGCGGAAAGTCCGTTCCAAAATGCTGCACCGTTTCCGGTCAGGCCGTCGTAGATTTCCGGCGTATAACCAGGAAGCAGCACCGACAACATCCAGGTATTCGGCTGGGATCCCGCGCCGAGTGTTATTGTGATGGCGTTCCCAAGGGAGCCTGTGTTGATCGCGGTGAAACTGGCGTTGCAACCGGGAACAACTGAATACGCTGCGGAATCGGTGCCGTCTGTCACGCGGACGCATCGGAAGTTCTGCGCGCCTTGCTGAACCGCCGTAGCAACGTGTGTCCCCATGTCGTATTTTCTGACCATTAAAGGTCCGAAAGACTGGGCGTAATCAGCCATAGTGCCAGCAATCGTGGGCTGGTTCACGGGACCCCACGATGCCGTGCCGACAATACCAACAATATTTGTTGGCACGCCGTTTAGGACGAGATTTTGAGGAGGTACGATCTGGACATACAGGTCGGGAACAATAAGCGACGTCGTGTTGATGGCGCCAAGCTGGCTGATCGGCACTGGACTCTAACCTTTCGACGCAATGGGCGAGGCGACCCGTGTCACGAACTTCTTGTAGTCTGACGATAGAATTTCGGTGATTTTCGCGGCGTCGGCGATAATGTCGCCCCTGGCGAAGCCTAGAAAGGGCTTCGACACGACGAGATGGAGTGTCATAGTGTGTACCTAACCATAAGTAATATTGCCGTTGATTGCGGCCGCCCCGAAGATCATCGAGGGTAGCTCCAGGATCGTCACAGTCGGATATTCAGCCGTATAAAGCAGATCCCGACGGTAAAGCAGAGCATTTTGCGCCTGATCGTAACCTACTGTGTTTCGATACGTTATCCGGGCACTGGTGCCGTCGGCGAGGGCGAGAAAGGCTACCTGAGCCATTGCCGTATCAATCGCCGCCGCAACCGCGTCACGGACCGACGGGCTCGAACACCAGCATACCACTCGCAGATCCTTTTCCTGGCGGCGGCTCTCGAAGGAGCTCGCGCAGTCGCAAACCGACCGAGCGATGACCGAACCGGCGCCCGGAATTGTAATCGTGGACCCCCGAAACGAGACCGCCCGGTTCGCCTGGATCACCAGAGCAAGGTTGGCTGCAATCAGATCGATACCGTCGCCGCTCTGGATGCGGTAGGCATAAGCCGCCCCGTCAACCAACGTCCCGACGACATCGCCGACGGCCGGAGTGCCGCCGATCGTTACGGTCTGTCCAGATGCTGTTGCGGTTGTTCCTGGCCGAGCCAGTGTGTACTGCCATTCAGGCAAGTACCGGGTCGTGGTTCGGCCGGATTCGTTATCAGGTGCAATCGTGACGTTGACCACGCCCGCGCTGAGGTCAGAGTTCAACGTGGCCGCGTTGGGCCATCCACGATAGACACGGCACTGGACGCCAACGACGCTTGCCTGAGAGGATCCCTCCGGGTAGAGACTGGATGTCACACTATCCGCGACCGCTTGCTCAACTTCAGACACATCCGCCATCAGGTGGTGGCCATTTTTGCAATGATACGCCAACCCAGGCTGGTCAGTTCCGATCCGGCGATCACTGCGCTTCGGCCGATGTCGTCGGTGATCATGTCCCCGGGCGCCAGCAGGACGCCGGACGGCGCGGGAACCAGGATGTTCCAATATGGAATCGCCTGGTCGGTCGGGAGATCGGCGATGTTCCTTGTCATCCGGTCTTCGCCCAACACGCTTGCCGGCCACCGGCTCATGAGTGCCGATGAACTGTTAGCGGTAAATCCGCCATAAGGATTCGTACCGGTAGCAGTTTGAACTGTCGGCCGCGCCACGGAGATGGTTCTGTTCGCGAGGACACAAAGCACCGGCAGTAGCGGCTCCTGAGACGCTATAAAAAACGTTTTCTTCCCAAGGATCAGGTAATCGCCCGATTGCGTATGGCTCGCGTCGAATATTCCATGCCAAAGCGGTTGGCCGTAGGTGTTTGTGGTTTCTGAGCCACCCTTTGCGGGCATAAACGCCGCCGGCAACCTCAGGAACCGGTTCTGTTTGTTAAGCGGCTCGAACGCACCTGCCGGACGGAATGCATCCGCTGTTTGTCCCACATGAACGGCCGACAATCCCAGGCCGAAATACAGGCGGTCTTGGAGGCTGCGGCTGTCCATGGGATTAGACGATCAGTGCGGGCGCGCCGCTGGAAAGCGACGGACCCGGCGGAACGCCGAGGAAGCCGCAGAGGCGACGCCGCCATTCATCAAGCAATTGGATCCTGTCGCTCATTTCGCTCTTGTTCCGCGTCCAAATGGACGCCTGATCCGTGTCGAGGTTGGCCGCCGCCGCTGGTACTGCTAATTCAAGTGACAGCAAAGTCCCAAGATACCGGCGTGCGACAGCGATTTCGAATTCGGAAAGGTTGTTCAGGCGAAATTCAAGCAGGCCGTACACCTGGAAGAAGCGCCAGGTCTCCGTTCCCGCGGGGGCGGCGCCGTAGGCCGGATATCCACAAAAGCGGCGGACATCCACGCGCTCGGCATCGGACAGCGGGTTCACAATGTCGACCCGTCGCCGCGGCTGAACAATACGGTGCCGGACCCTGTCGGAGTTATCGCCGCAGCATAGCCAATAAGGCTGTTGACCGACAAGATAACTCGGCTATTTGCCAGCACCGGCATGTCCGCCGTGCTCGCGGTGACGGTCGAATCCGAGCCGAACCGTATATAGACCAACACGGCGGAGGCGTTCGTGACCACAACGCTGTCGCCGCCGCCGGACAATGCGATGTTCGCTGAAATGCCGGTCGCTGCGATACTCGCAGTGCCAGTTGGGCGAAAGGGGCTGACCGAGCCGATCGGCATGGCGGAAGGGCCTTCGTGTTTTGGTTAACCGATATGCTCAACGATAACGGCGCGCTTGAATGCGGCGTTGGTTGCCGTCGGAACCGTCGAGGAATTCGTCGTGGTGTCCGACGGGGCGCAAAACCCGCCAATCCAATACCAGGACTGGGCGATGATTTGCTGCAGTCGGTCGATCGCTTCCCGGGTAACCATAGCGATACCATCGACCATCGAAATGATCGAATCCGCCGGCGCAACATCGCTGGTCGCCATGCCGGCGAAGTCTCCTTCGATCAAGGCGCCTTGTCCGCAGATCACCGGCCGCCGAACCATGAGGCCGCTGAGCGTTGGATGCGGTTGGACAAAGGCTTCCGTCGTCGGGATAAATCGCAATCCCAGGAAGTCGTTCGTCATACCCTTCTTGAAGACCTGGTTCGCCGAGGTTGCACCCTGAAATAGCTGCTTGAAGTCGGGGTCCGCGAAGAGCTGGCGCGCCGATACCGGATCGAGATAGCAATTGTAAGCGCCGTCAATCTCTGGAACTGCGTTCAGCCGCAGCTTAGCGACCGCATCGAGAAGGCACGACATGGCCAGCGTATCGGAGGCGAGGATCAGCGATGTATTGCTGCGCTGCGATGGGCGAACGATTGAGGATCCGGTCGAGGCGGTTATTGTATTGCCCGCCGTGCCGTCAGATACCGAGATACTCGTCGAAAACGTTAGCGCTCCGGAAACGCCATTGGGAGCCGTTGATACGTTTGTGGCATCG